TCAATTTTGCAACTTCGGCCACCGATACCCGATCAAACGATCTTTTGGTAGAGCCGAAATCGAAACGGCGTTAGCAAAATTACCGCCAAGGCATAAAATACTGTCTTCAGTTTGGCTTACAAAAAAGCATACTGATGGCATTCCATTCAGGCGAGCCAGCAAAACAAGCGCACCAAGACGGGGCTCTTTCAGCTGCACGCCCCATTTTAGCCACTTGTAAGGGTTAGTACTTCCGGTACCTTGCATACCGGCTTTTCCAAATGCCCAATTGGCAAAGGCAGATGCCCAAGGGACTTCATCGTTTTTTTCACCCTCGAAATTTGCATCAGCCAAGTATTCAAGTATTCGCGGATTATTTTCATCTCCTGGAATTTCCTTCTGCCCAAGCTCTCCTTTTGCCACTAAAAACCATTTTGGCGGATTACCACGAATCTCAATGGGCGATTCAAGACCAGCGGCAACATCTCGTAACGCTGCCTCGGCTTCAAGCAACTCTGGTCGAGCTATCGCGGTAGAAATCTTCGCCGCTGCACTTTGCTGCATGGCAGCGGCATTAAGGAGATCTTGAGAAATTACAAGTACGATGGGATTGAGGTTTGATGATGGATCCCGGGTGATCGGCGCTTTCGAACTCCAACGTTCAACCACCTTGGAAATCGTATCGATATTTGTCACGACACTAGTCAAGGCTGCAAGCACGCCCGTGAAAACCGCAACCTTGGCCCATTTTTGTGAACCCGAATTCGCAGATCCATTGTTGGCATTCATCTTGACCCCTTCCGGTATCAGACGCGTTGAAATAAATACACGATCGAGAATATCAGGCAATTCACTCACGGATTCGTCGAATTGCAAACGGAAAATTTTCTGTTTACATATGATCAAGGCTGTGAGCTCTGAACTTTGACTGTGCCGCAGCCAAAAAATTCCTTTCAAAGTCAAGACCCGTCAAGAGACGAGAACCACATGACTTTGTTTATTCTTTGCAGTGGGTACGCAATAATCCGCCCATGCCTGGATTAACAGAATTCTTTTTCCAGTAAGTAGCCATGCCGGTAAGAAATTTTAACCAGGCTCCGCAAACTGTGCGCCAAGACGTGCTCGAAGCCCCGCGTGAGAATACATGAACTGCCGCCTGCACACGGGCGCGAATCATCAAACTAAAGGCGTATAGAGCGACGTCGCGGTGATCCATGCGTTGCAATACTGTTGTTAAGCTCATGTGTGACGACATTGCATCGTCACGGCGGCAGAAACGATGACCTTAGCTCTTGGAGTTACTTTCGAGAAGCGCGATTGACGCAGTTGACAAAGGTTACTGGCGCTCTTTCCCTGTCTTCATACGCGCGCACTGAACCATGCTGATACTGTGTAAAACCCAATTGGAATGGCGAAGGCTGACGTCATTTCTGCATGTCAGATCTGGCCCCAGTTGTGCCCGGCAGTAAGCAAAGGGGAGTGAGCTGGATGCAAGGTGGGCGGGGAACCCTCCTACGCTACAATGCCACCAAAGAAAAAAGCCACCTTGCGGTGGCTTTTTTCATCGTTCTTGGCGGAGACGGTGTCCGCCAACCCGACGGCCGTTATCGTCCGCGAATGTCCGCAAGTCGTTGATTTCAATCGAGAATACCAAATGACTTTGTTCGCTACAGTCCGCTTAGATGCGTTACAATCCAGCCAATCATCGGGGGTAGGAACGGGGGTAGGCTTTGGCAAGGACAGTTGAAAAGTTGACGGCGATGGCCGTAAGCCGTGCGAAGGAACCAGGCTATTACGGCGACGGCGGTGGCCTGTACCTGCAGGTGTCGGCCAGCGGTACCAAGAGCTGGATATTCCGGTATTCACGGCTCAACAAAGAACGGCAGATGGGTCTGGGTGCGCTGCACACGGTCAGCTTAGCACAGGCGCGCGACCAGGCAAGGGCATGTCGCGCCACGCTGCTGGCCGGCGGCGACCCGCTCGACCAGCGCAAGGCCGAGCAGCTGGAGGAGGCGCTCGACCGCGCGAAGACCATCACGTTCGACTATTGCGCTGCGGCATATATCGCCGCGCATCGCGGGAGCTGGAAGAACAAGAAGCACGCGGCGCAGTGGGAGAGCACGATGGCCACGTACGCGAGCCCGATCATCGGCCAGCGCGCCGTGGGGTCTATCGATACCGACCTGATCGTCACCGTGCTGCAGCCGATCTGGCAAGAGAAAACGGAAACGGCAACCCGCGTGCGCAGCCGAATCGAGAATATTCTGGACTGGGCGACCGTCAGCAAGTTTCGCGTTGGCGAGAACCCGGCGCGCTGGCGCGGCCACCTGGAGAATCTGCTGGCTGACCCGGGCAAGGTGAATCGGGTGGTGCACCATGCAGCCCTGCCCTGGCAGGAAATCGGAGAATTCGCCACGGACCTGCGCAAGCGCGAAGGTGTGGCGGCACGCGCGGTCGAGTTCGGCATATTGACGGCGGCCCGTTCCGGGGAGGTGCGCGGCGCGCGGTGGGATGAGATTGATTTCGACTCCGCCATGTGGGTGATACCGGGCGAGCGAATGAAGGCCGGAAGAGAGCACCGGGTACCGCTGTCGAGCGCGGCGGTGGACGTGTTGCGATTGATGCCGGACGTCAGCGATTACATCTTCCCCGGGCAGCGCCAGGGATCGATGCTGTCCGACATGAGCCTGACGGCGGTGCTGCGTCGGATGGGTCGACCCGAGATCACGATGCACGGGTTCCGCTCGACGTTCCGCGACTGGTGCGCCGAATCGGCCGGCAACTCGTTTCCGCGTGAGGTCTGCGAGCATGCGCTGGCGCACAGCCTACCCGACAAGGTCGAGGCAGCGTACCGACGCGGCGACCTAATCGAGAAACGCAAAGTGCTGATGCAGGTGTGGGCCGACTATTGCGCAGCGCCAGCCGTGAGCGCGTCGGTGGCGCCGTTGCGCCGCAGTAAAGCTGCTGTCTGATTGGAGGGGAGTATGGGCAACGAGATTTACGACGACCTGGACGAGCTGCCGGCGCCGCCGCGGGTCGACATTCCGGCGGCCGACCTGGTGCTACTGGAGCGGGCCGCGCTCGCGATCGGTGCCGCGCGCGTGGACGTGGTTGATGGCGAAGGCTATGTCAATCTGCACTTCGCCGACGGTTCGATCGTGCACAGCTGGAACCCGCTAATGTTCAGCGGCGATGCATTTGACCTGGCCGTGCGGCTTCGACTTGAAATTTACATACACGAGCAGGACACCACCGTGATGACCGCCAATCTCAAACTGGCAAACGAGCAGCACGGCGACGACGCTGGCGCAGCTACTCGTCGGGCCATCACCCGCGCTGCGCCCGAGATCTAGAATAAGCCAGCAGGCTCAGCAGCACGATCCCAGCTGTAAATGATGACTTCATTCCGTTCAACGCCACGGCCACCACCCCCTACCGTATAGGTAATCGGAACGGTGTCCATCTGGAAGTCTGCAAAGATTCGGCGTATGTCCGGATGATCGTTCAAGCTGACAATCGCTTTGCCCTTCAGGCGGCCCATCATCGAGGCCATCTTCTCGTATTCCTCCAAGCCGAAGTCGACACCATAGCCCGCTGTCTCCCAGTAGGGTGGATCGAGGTAGAACAGCGTATGGGGGCGGTCGTAGCGATCCATCAGCTTGGCCCAGTCCATGTTCTCGATGTAGGCACCCGACAGGCGAAGGTGTGCAGCCGACAAATTTTCCTCGATCCGCAGTAGGTTGATGGGCGGCGCAGTAGTGGCGGTGCCCCATGACTGCCCTTCCACCTTGCCACCAAAGGCGTGCTGCTGGAGGTAGAAAAACCGAACTGCGCGCTGAATGTCGGTCAACGTGTCGGGCGGCGTCTCCTGGTGCCACTTGAACACCTCTCGACTGGCCAGCGCCCATTTAAAGTGGCGGACGAACTCTTCAAGGTGATGTTGCACCACTCGGTATAGGCGTACCAGCTCCCCATTGATGTCGTTGATGACCTCAACTTTTGCTGGTGGTCGGAGGAAGTAGAGCGCAGCGCCGCCGGCAAACACTTCGACGTAGCAGTCGTGGGCGGGGAACTGAGGAAAGATGTGATCGGCTAGACGTCTTTTGCCACCAAGCCAGGGGATGATTGGATTTGCCATATTTCTACGAGGTCCCACTAAATACTGTACGGATATACAGTATAAGCGGTGCGTCGTGGAAATTTCCGCACCCGGGAAAAGATAGTATCTAAGCAAACTAGAGCGCCGAAGCGGCGCCCTACTTCGGCCAGGCCTGGACCGTCTTCGCATGGCGCCCCGCGCACACCGCATACTGGCCCAGGAGCTCGATCGCCCAGGCCTGCCACACGTCATAGTCGGGCGCGGCCGGGCGCTCGACTAGCGGGCACGGCGCGGCCAGCGCGCTATCGAGGGATGCTTTTGTTGGCGGCTTCGATTGCGGCGTCGAGGTTGTGCACGCGGTCAGCATCAGGCACGCAACCAGCAGGCAGAGGTTTCGCATTGCGCAGCTCCTTGGTGAGCGCCGACATGCGCGGCGCCAGGGTGGATTGAATGGCGGCGAACTCGGTCGCGGCCTCGGTGATGCGCGCGGCGTCGGCCTGCAGCGTGGTCAGCGCCAGCTCGGACTGGCTGCGCATGGTTTCCGCGTGCGCGCGCTGCAACTCGGCAATCTCGGCGTCGTGCCGCCAGCCGTTCGTGAACCAGCCGGCCGCGCCGGCCAGCGCCATCGCCAGCAGCAGGCCCAGGCCAGCCGCCAGCGCGCGGTACTGGACCGGGATCATGGCAGCCCCTTCAAGCACAGCTCGCGCTCAGCCTGGCGCCGGCGCGTGAGGCCACGTACTTCCTTGCCGCCGACCTTGTTCCACATCAGCAGCGCATTGCAGGCGCCGACCATGTCGCCAGCGTTCGTGCGGCGCGCCATGCTCGAGCCGCAGAAGCCACTCACGCCAATGTTGTAGGCGACGTCGACGAAGGCCACCTTCTGGCCATCGGTCAGGCGAGCGAGCGGGATGCACATGGCGATGCCAGCGGCGTGCCGCTCGAGGTCGCGGTCGAGCTGGGCGCGGCACTGCGCGGGCGTGTACGTCTTGCCCCACGCCGCGTTCTCGGTGGCGCCGGTGCAGTACGTGAGCACGCCGGCCATATCGCGATAGGTGGTGAACTTGGTGTCTTCAAATGGCGGCGTGAATTTCAACAGCGCGGTAGCGGCCACGACGCCGACCAGCGCGACCAGGCCGCGCCGCTGGGTTGGTGCGCCCTTAACCATTGCCGGTCACCGACGGTTGTGCCACGACGCGCGCGATCGCGGCGCCGAGCGAGGTCAGGCCGGCGGCCACCACCAGAAGCGGCGCGGTGCCGCTGGCGTACAGGTTCATGCCGGCCTCGATGGCCGAAGCGATGGCGGCCAGCAGCGCGAAGCGTACCGACCAGAGTTTGGGGAACTGCTTGCTTGCGTCGTCGATGAATTTCATGGTTTCTCCAGTGGTGGGCAATACGGCTTTACTTCGGGCGCCTGCAGCTGCGCAAGGAATTGCGCCAGGCGCACTTCCCGCTCGTGGCACTCCAGCTCGGCCAGCCGGTTCTCGCGCGAGTTGCGCTGGTGCGTGTACCAGGCGTTCAGCAGGAACGTCAGCAGCGCGGTGAGGATGCCGACGATGACACCGACCTGCGTCAGGGTCAGGGAGGTGGCGACCGTTACTGCGGCGCCGGCGTAGCTGCCGACTTCCGGCGGGGTGGTCTTGCTGATGCTCATTGGTGCCTTTCGATGGGCGTAAAAAAAGCCGCTCGAGGCGGCCTGGCTGAGTTGCGTGTATGTCAGATTTCTTCAACCTCGAGCGTGGTCGCGTACGCGTTCATGAACTGGTAGGCAAGGTCCGAGTCTTTCGTGCGCCGGCCGTAGACCATGAAGTCGCGCTCGAGCTGGACGTCAGCATGCATCGGGAACACCGACAGCAGGATCGGATGCGCGCGGCTGTTGCGCACCAGGTTCAGGAACGTGGCCCGGTCCGCCGCCGGCATGGCCCGCAGATCGACCGGAACCTTGCGGCTCATCGTGCCCGGGTCGGCCAGCTGGCCGCCGGCGGCGCTGCGCGAGATCTCGGTGCGGTCGACCATCGTCACCGACGCGGCCGAGGCGTTGTAGGTCAGCGACCAGAACGAGCTGGCCACCATGCAACCGGCTTCGATGTAGCCCTGCAGGTTGTCCGGATCCGTGATGTCAACCGCCACGGCGCGCGCGGCGATCTCGACCGGCAGCCAGTGGCGTGCGTACGCGCCGCCACCGTAGGCGTACGCGCTGGCGGCCTGCGCTGGCGTGAAGCCGCGCAGCCGAACCGCCGGCGCTGGGCAGGCCAGCACCAGGCCGCTGTCGTAGTCGTACGACTGCCAGCTGTCGATGTAACCTGCCGGGCGCGTCGCCGCGGCGCTCGTGCTCGGATAGTACGACCCGGTTTCCGGCCCCACCACCCCCATCGCGCCCCACACCAGGATGCCGGCGGCACCATCGCCTGCATAGGCCGCGCCCGCGCTGGTCCGATGGCTGAAAATCTGAATGGACGAGCTGCCCACCGCGGTGGCTGTCGCCGTGATGCTGCAGCGGTACCAGCCGCCAGGGTATGCGTCCATCCGTGACGTGCAGTTCGAAGCCGAAGCGACTTGCCCGCTGGTCAGGTCGAAGTAGGCGCCGACGTTCGTGAAGCCCGCGCCCAGCACCAGGCGCACAAACTGCTCGCCGGTGTCCCTGCGCACGAACACCGACTCAGTCCGGACGTCACCCACGGCCACGGAGCCAATGCCCTGCTGCAGGTAATGCGCGCCGCTCGTCGTTGTCGCGATCAGCCGATCGGCCGTTACGGCACCGTCAGGCGCCGCCGCCGCGTTGGCTGCCACCGTGACGGCACTCTTCGTCCAGGCGGCGTTGTCGAATGCCTCCGTGTAGGTGCGGTTGTTCGTGATGGCCGCCTCGCCCGACAAGCGCACGCGCAGCCGCGCCGTCGGCGACAGGTTGCAGAACGGTAGGCCGACGAAGCCGATCGGTTCGGCATCCGCGAATGCTGCGGTGACCCGGGCCTCGCGGCCAGTGGCGCGCCACACCGGGTAGACCTGCGCGGCAGCCAAGTTACCAACGGCCAGCGCGCCGGCCGTGCTCGATGCGGTCAGGGTCGCGCGCTCGATGGCGTTGTCGGAAACGATTCTCAGATTGGGCATCCGGCGCTCACCAGGTGATTGATTCGATTTCGGCGGCAGTAGTCGCCAGATCCAGCTGCGCCTTCAGCTCCTGCGCGTGCTTGAAATGCGCTGTACCGCGCTCGGCGATGGCTACATTGAATGCGATCCATGCCCCGATGTCTGGGAGTGGCACCCATTCGTTGTCGATGGCTTTCCAGGCTGCCGGCCAATCTGGGTTGGTGGGCATTGCACCTGTCAGCGCAACGACGTTGTTGATGCCTTGAATGTCTACTCGATCTGACTCCGTGTAGGCAATGCGTTTGCCGCTGAATTCAAAGTAGCCGTTATTCGCTGCCAACCACCACGCGTTGATTTCCGCTCGCTTCCGCGCTTTGATAGACGAGAGTTCATCCGCTGCATCTACCACGATACCACCGCCAATAAACGGGGAACCTGTGACGTCAGCGAGCGCCTTTTCAATCGCAAGAGTCATTGCGGGCGCACCCATAGCCTCTGCCGACGGAACAAGATTCCACTCCCATGCCACAGGCAATTTTGCGATTGCGTCAGCTTCTTCACGATAGGATTGGACGCGTACGGAAATCACTCCCGCTACTGCATCGATTTCGATCGCACGCACGCGGTGATAGCCCAACGTGACGCCGTTGTCGGCCTTGACTTGCTTGATGATGGGCATGCTTATAATCCCGAAGTTGAAATAATGATTGCTATGGAGCTGCGCATAATGTCAACTGACCCGAACCCGGTATCCTCGCGCGTCCAAAGCCGTAATGAATCGGTCTTACTTAACGTCGACGCGCCATTCCAAAGCCACGATTTATCATAGGTTCGATTGACATATAAGCTGCCGTCGTACGAGCTTGTTTTTCGATAATCATCCGGCCCACCAATTACAGCCATTGGCCCGATGTTTCCGGGTATCTGCGCGCTGCTCTGATTGCCGTTAAAAATCGCCAGCGCGTTAAACGTCATCGGCCTGCGCATAAGGTCGGCGGTGATCGTGGACCCGTCAGCACTAAATAAATTGAACCCGGTCAGCACGCCGGGCTGCGGTGCAGCGAAAACGAATATTTCGACTGGTTCCAGGTTGTCAAAACCTAAGTTGTCGTATGTGCCATTCCCACACGATACATACAGAATCCAGGTGTTACCCTCTCGGAACATGGAACTGATATATACAGGTCGCCCAGGGTGAAGCGCGATCGCGGGAAGTATCTCCCCTGCCCATTCGATGCTATATATTGCGTAGCTTCGAGCGCGGTACGACGCGGACCCTTGTGGCGCGTCGATGGCGAGGAATTGTGCGCGCCCAATGTAGCCGTAAGTTACCGCGTCGGCGGATAACGTCAATTCGCCACTGGTGTTTGTAAAAGTGAATTCGGCCATTATCGGACCAGTAAAAGGATGCTTCGATCGCGGTTGGCCGAACGGACGATCACGCGGGGGTATCCAGCGTCCATATTGAGGTCGACGCCCGGATCGCCTTCGGACGGCAAGCCGATAGTATTGACGATGAATGCTTGGCGCCCTGCGAATGCTGGATACTCCCAGACGCCCGTCGTCGTCGGTGCGAAACTCAGCGTCGCCGCGATCACCCCGCCCGCGACGCTGTCGGTATCCCACACGTAATTGCCATTGCTGTCGTATATGGTAAGCGGCATGACGTCACGCGCTAATTCTGAAACGGCGCGTATTATTCACATTGAACCCTTCGATTATGTTGTCGCGGATTTCAACGCGCGCCCCACTATCAGCCGTGGCAAACCGTCCGATAGTGCTGCTAATTGCTGAAATCTGCGTGACGTTTATCAGATCAGCGGTTAAGGATTTAGTCTTGACATGGCGCGCTTCGACCGCGCCTTCGCCCACCAGTGAGCCGTCGGCCACTCGGGTAATGCTCAAGCCGCCGATTTCAACTGAACCGACCGTATGGCGGTTTCGGATTTGGATAACGGCTTTGGATAATGTGCCGGAAACAGGAAGTGTTATTTTGGTAACGAATGTGCGGCCGCCCTTTGGCGATGAATAGTTTAAATGGACCGGCATCCCATCAAGCCAGTTTTCGCTAACACGCTCGCCCGTCATATTGTGGTCAATGTATCCGGGAATGGTCGTGAATAGCGAAAAGTACCCATTAAAATCATTAGACAAGGAAACTTGGCATTTGATTATATACGTCGCGCCAGGCGTGACCGGGAACGAACGCGACGTAGATAATGACTCGCCCGCATTGGCCGACAGATACATTGACGAGCCGGATTGCCAAAACGTCGAAATGCCCTGGTCTGCCCAAAAAGAAACCGACGCCCGCTCCACTCGGTCCCACCACGCCAAATCCCGAAACTCCGGATCGGGTACGATATTGTCAGGCGTGCCGACGACGAGATTCCGCGCACGCACCTTCGCGCCAAACTCGCCGCCGGCGCCCAGCAACAACGTACCGTCGGGCGCGAAAATATTGACCGTGCCAGCCTTCAGAGCAGCGCCATTGATCGACCCTGTCACGAACAGGCTGCCGTCGAAGATCGCGCCCATTACCAGCCAGCTCGCACCGTCCCATCGCTTGGTCATCGCGTACGTGCCGCCGTTCGAGATCGTGACGACATCGCCCAGCACGTTACCGCCCGGCGTCGCGGCGTCGGCCGTGCCATCCGACCAGGCATTGCCAGAGGCGAAATACATGCCGGCACCACGAGCGCCAGACCCACCATCTGAACCGTTGGCGCCATCGCGCACCACCGCAATGATGCAGCTCTGCGAGAAGGTCTGGCCACCGGCGACGATGCGCGCAGTGACGATCGCAGCCGGCCCCTGCATGTCGGCGTAGCGCACGACAGCGCTCTTGCCGGTCACGCCGGTGAGCGCCGCGCCGTCAGCCGTGAAGGTCACGTCCCCTTCCAGGCCGACCAGCGTGGCGGTGATCGTGATGGTAGCCACGTCGACGGCACCAGCAGCATTGAGGTGAAACAGCGATGTCGTCGCGCTCATCAAAATCGACGCATTCTTCGGATTGATGACCCGCACGGAGGCGGCCTGCAGGATCGCGTCGCGGTCATTCAGTGCTGTGCTCATACGAGGAATCCAACGGTGACCCGGCCAGTTTCCCAGTCAGGTGCGAGTGAAATAACGATGCCGCTCACGCCAGCGTCCATACCGAAGCGCGGCGCGTAGACGGTCACGGCCTGGCCAAGTTCGAGCGCGAGCAGTTCCGGAACGCCCTCAAACTCGTACGTGGTGCGCGGCACCTTCCACAGGTCGAGCCGGCGCTGCGCCTCGGCGTCGGCGTCGGCGCGCGTGAGCAGCATGGTGTCAACCTGGACCGGCTCGGCATTCAAGCGACGGGTGGCCAGCGTGGCCTGGTCGGCCTTCGTGGTGGACAGCCACTCTTCGGCGAACAGTGTCTTGTGCACCTCCGGCAGGTTCGCCAGCGTGCCAGCGTCCTGCATGGTCCAGCACTTGGCGAACCCCAGCTTCACGGCACCAGCGGGGTCCGTGCGCGCCGTCGGCTGCAGCGCCCCGTCCCCATCGACCATATGCTCGGGCCGGATCACCACTGGCGTGCCGGTAGCAGGCAGGGCAACCTTGATCAGCCGAGCCAGGCCGAGTCGCGACATCACCAGCTGGGCGCCAACGCTGCTGAGCAGCATCTGGCAGGCGGCCAGCACATTCTGGCGCGCCGTCGAAGACAAGCCCAGCGGCTGCTGGTGCGCGACGTCAAACGCGGTGATGTTGGTCAGGTCGAGATCGGCATCGTTGAAGCGGTCGGACGTCTTGCCGTAGTTGGTGACCAGACGCTTCACCAGCTGCGCCGCGGTGTCGACGTAGCCGCCGGCTGCGGCGCCGCGCACGGACGCGGTGACCACGCCCGCTGGCGCGTCCTGCAACTGGAACGTGCCGGCCGCCAGGTCGGCGGTGAACGCCACCGGCGCGCCGTTGTCGCGCACCTCGATGATCGAGTCGATCGCCCCGGCATGCAACTGGTACTTCAGGATTGCGCCATTGATCAGCAGCGGCGTCACGTTGAACGTCTGGCCCAGCGCGATCGGCAGCAGTGCATCCCGCTGCTCGCCCGTGCCGCCGAGCTTGACCTCGCTGATCGGCGTGTTCAAGCGCTGCGACTTGTCGCGCAGCTTCAGTGCCAGCGCCTGGCGGCCGCGCGGCGCAATGTCGGCCACGATGCCGTTGAAGATCATCCGGAAGTCCGCGCGACCCCAGCGCACATCACCGATGTACGCCTTGATCGACCGATTGTTCCAGATGTACCCAGGCCCGGCCCAGGCATCGCGCGCGCCGCCGACGTTCTCGAGTTCGAGTTCGCCAGTCGATAGCCCGCCCTCGCCGTCCAACAACAGCCGCTCAGTGAACAGCCTGCCGACAGTGGCGATGGGCAGATACGTGGTGTTCGCCGGCGCATCGCCGGGCCCGGTCGTGAATGGTTTCGTCGCGAAGTACACGACGGACTCCACGCCACCGATCTGCACGGCCGCCTCGATGAGGACGACACGATAGGCGGCCGAGCTTTTCAGCCAGGCCAGGAACTGAGCATCATTCATGCGAGTGCAACCCTTTGTTCGCTGTTGGTGACGGACTTGAACCCCGTCGTGGTGGCGCCGGCGACGCGCTCAGCGTTCTCGCGCGCTGCCCGGGCATTTGCCTCGATCACGTGTCCGGTCTGCGCAGCTTGGTCAGCCCGCAGGCTGGCCAGCTCCTGGCGCACCGACTTGAGCTCGGCGACCAAGGCGACGGTGTTGTCTGCGCCGTACGAGGCATACGTGACCGGCGCTGACATATAGACCTCCGACGCGACCCGGGCGCCCGCCACCGGGGCATCTTTGCCCATCGCCTGATGCATCAGCAGGATTGCGTCGCGAACGGACATCACCTCCTTCTTCACATCGATCAGGCCGGACACCGACAGCTTCAACGCGTCCAGCTGCGCCGTGCCGGCGTCGACCTGATCGCCCGCCCAGCGCGCCATCTCTTCAGTCATCGCTTGCGCGTAGTCGAAGTCTTGCTGATAGCCGGCACCACTGGCGTTGACGGCGCGCGATGCCTCGAGGAACGCCGTGTACACGTCTTGGTAACGGTCTTGCGCCTTCTCATCGCCGCCACGAGCAGCCCTTGCGACCTCCTCGTACTGAGACTTCGCTTCTGCATACTTTGCCGCTGGCGACAACGGTGATAGGCCGCCAAGCAGCGCATTCTTTCCCACGTTGCGCAGGCTGGCCGCGAACGACCCCATGCGATCGGTCGCAGACTTAATGGCGTCGGACTCGGAATTGTAAGCATCGGTCAGCGCTGAACGCTGCGCGGACAGGTCCTTCGTGATCGCCTCGACCTCGGGGTGCAGTTCGGCGAAGGCTCCGGCCACGCCCAGCAGCACGGAAACCGACTCCGCCCCCTGAACGCCCAGCTTCATCTGCGCTTCGACAAGAGCCCGGAAGCCCTCTTTCGTCGCGGGCATTTGCAGGTTGACCGCCGCCAACTGCTTGGCGATCTGCTCGTTTACGGTTAAGTTTTTCTCCGCCTCGGTATAGAAGGCGTCGTAGTACGCGCTGGCACTACCAAACAGCTTTTCAATACCACCAGCAGCCGCCATCAGCGCGCTGACCGCACTATCGCTCATGCCGGAGAACCCGACCAGCTGAGAGCGCATCGCGCCCAGTGCCGCCTGCGTGACATTGATCTGTTCGACTACCTGCGCCAGGTTTTCTAGCGACGCATTCGAAGCGACGCTGTCCAGCATCGTGCGCGCCCATTCAGGCAGGCCGATTGAGTTCAATGCACCACGTACCGATGAGGTCAGGGCGGCCAGGTACTGCTCCTGCCCCTTTTCGCCATCTGCAAAGGTCTTCGGCGCCCACTTCGTGCCACCCCGCGTATCCTGCCAATTCACAACAGTTTGACCCAGCTTCTGGATCATCAATGAACCCCAGGCGCCATCTTTGCTGGTGTCGTCAGCGAAGGCAGTCGCGGCCGTGTAGCCTGCCGTTTTACCGAATGCAAGCGCCGTGCTGTCCAAAATGCCAACGATGCCTTGGGTCAGGCCTTCGACCATCTTCTGAGCCTGGGCACTGGTGGCGATATCCGCCATGTTCAGTGACTGTGCCTTGATCGCCGACGTGCCTGCACTGCTGGACGTCGCCGCACCGCCAGTGTGCTTCGTTCCAGATGTGTCGAACTTCTTCCAAATCGCGACAGCGGCGCCAATGCCAAGGGCGATCGGGCCCAACGCGCCAGCAATGGTTCCCATGCCCGCAGCAATGCTAGCGCCAGTGCCCGCGCCGATCGCTGCAACGCCGCCTGATACCGCCGCGCCGATACCGGCAAATCCGCTCGACATCAATGCGCCAAAGCCAGCTTGCAGCCCGAGCCCGCCAGCGCCAAGGAGGCCAACGCCGGAGGTCAGCGACCCCAGCGTACCAAGACCGCTGACCACGCTGCCAACGCCGGCGCCTCCGCCGGTAGCAGCTTGCGCGGTTCCAGCCAAGCCAAGGGCGCCGGAAACCGCGCCCGCCACCGGGTTGACGATCGCCGAAATCACGGGTCGCAAGACCAGTGTGTTGAACATGTTCCTCAACGTGTCGACGAGGTTCCGGCCAAAACCCTTGCCTGATTCGAACCCGCGCAGCAGTGCGTCCGTCAACGACATTTCGATTGTCTCCGAGGCCTTTTTCCAGTCGTCAGCCGCTTGCTTCGCACTATCCGCGACGGCTTGGCGGGTGGCCCCGTCGCGCTTTGCGACCGCGAGTTCACGCAAGGCAGCAGCTTCTTTTCGCAAGCTCTCGGCCTTGGCGCCGGTTAGATCGAGTCCTTCAGCAGTGATCGCATTTTCTTCCAGTCGGTTTGCCATGCTGTCGAGGCGCTCAGCTTCCAGCTCAGCGATTGCGCTCTTGCTCAGGCCGATTTGCTCGTTCTGGTCTTTGGTTGCCTGGATCTGCTTCGTGATCGACGCAAGTTCCTTGTCGAGCGCGTCTTCTGCGGATGCAATGGACTTGGCGTAATCAGCCATTTCCTTTGCCGTCTCGTCGATCATCTTCTTCGCGCCAGGCTGCTTCGAAATAAGCGCTGTGACGAGTTCGACGTACCGCTCCTGGCTCAAGTTGCCCTTGGCATACTGCCCGTTTAGGCGGGAAAGATCCTCCATGTAAGAGGCGGTAACGCCGGAAAGCTCAGCCAGCAGCTGGGCTTCTTCTTTTCGTTCCGCCGCAGCCCTTTTAGCAGCGGCCCCCGAACCTTTTTCCTGATACTTCTCGCGCAGCTTCGCAATCCGCTCTTCAATTTCTGACGCTGAGGCACCAGCAGCTGCTCCCTCGGCACGAGCCTTAGCGACTTCGCGCTCGAGCTGAACCTTCTTGCTGAGAAATTTGTCGCCTTCCGACGTCCATTTAATGCGCGCCTCTTCAGTTTGAATTGCAGCGGCCTGAGCTTTAGCCTTTTCTTTTTCAGCATCGGCAACTCCGCGAATGGCAGAAATTTGCGACTGCGCTTGAGCCAGCAAAATTTGCTGCTTCCGCTCACCGTACGCGTCCTTGTTTGCGCGAGCACTTGCGATGTTCTCTTCGATGCGCGCCTGCTCTTTGAGCAAGCCATTGAGCTTGTCCTGAGATGTGTCGGCTCGACCAATGCCTAACATCTTGTCCCAGGCCCTCGATGCGAACTCGCCGAGTTCTTTCCAACGGCTTTCGATGTATCCAAGGTTGGCGACGATCGTCTTCGTGCGTGCTTCCATTGCCTTCGCGAAGGCATCCTGGGCAACCTCGGCCGCTTCGTCCGTCCGCCCCTGATTTTCAAGAGCGCGAATCTGGTCATACACGGCAGAGGTCAAAAAGTGGTACTTGTCGTTTAACTTCTCGACGGCCTCGACCGGATTGCCGCCTAGATCGCTGAATTCCTGAGCTGTATCAGCGACACTTATTCCGAGGGCATCCTGCAGATCGATCGCAACAGACGCGAACCTTTGAAGTCGATCCGCGGAGATGTTGCCGGCATCAACCATGGCCACGAGCGCCTCGACAGCACCCCGCTGCGTACCACTGACTTTGCCGATCGCTTGAGCCATGTCCGCCACCTGCCCGACAGACAGGCCAATGGCATTGCCTGTCATGACCAGGGAGTTGCGATAGAGATCGGCCTCTTGCGAGCCCTCGTAATAGGCCGCGGTCAGGACGGCGACTGCCGCCGCAGCAACGGTGAGCGGGTTGACCATGGCCAGCACCTGGCTGCCCATCGCGCGGGCCGCCGGACCTATCCCGCCAAAGCTGTCGCGCAACTGTCCGCCCTGCTGAATCAGCACGGTGAGCGGCTCCATGCCGCCCTGCAGCGACGTGATGACGTCGGTCAGTTGAGCCGGCACTTGGCGGAGCGCGTTTGCTGTTTGGCCAGCAGACTGGCCAGCGCCCTGCTGGGCCTGCTCGACCGCGCGCAACTGTTGAAGGTACGGCTGTAAAACGCCTGGGTCAATGCCGCGCTGCTGGGCTAGCACTTCGAAATAGCGCGCGCCAGTGCGCGAACCCGCTTCCATCTCTGCAGTGGTGCGCTGGATAGACTGAATCAGATTTTGCTGCGAGCGGGCCGAGCCGGTGCCGATGCCCGAGATCGCCCGCTCTGCACGTTGCGCCGCATCGATGGCTGGACGCAGGCCGGCTTCGACGCCGGATGCGTCGGCGACAACGCGAATCTCTGCGGTATTAACGGTTTCAGCCATTGGGCGCCTATAAAAAATCCGCCCGTAGGCAGCTATAGATGTTCAGTCGCTGCTACGCATGACGGAAAGTGCTTTTTCCTCCATCAGGCGAATGTCAGCGTCGAGTTGGTCGTACTCGTCCGGGTCGAGATTCATTCGATCGAGCCGGCGCAATAGCACGTTGTGGTCGAGACCTGTTGGTCCAGCCATGCCGATGCGCCACTGCCTGTTAAGCGCCTGGAACAGGAAGTAGGCCGGCTCGTTCTCGGGCCAAACCTCGACTGCCTCGCCTGCAAAATCTTCCGGGGTCAGGCCTGCCGCAGCCATCTCCGCCTCTGACGGCGGAGATTCGTACATGGCCACGGCAATCGCCGTCAGTTTCCCAGGCGGCCTTCGAGCAGTGCTTCGCGGTACGCCGCGTTGATTGCGTTCACGGCCGCCGGCAGCGTGTCGACCAGCTCATCAACCGATTCGCGGTTGAACGGAACGTCCAGGTTCCAGCCCTTGACGATCTGCATGAGATACGCTGCGTTGAAGTCGGCCTGGTGCGCGACGAGATCGGTCTGCGTGAAATCTGCTACTGGCCCGCCTTCGCCGGCGACTTGCTTCATGCGAGTCACTTCGGCATCGGCCTTGGCTTTGATAGCCGCCTGATTCTCGTCGATGAGCTCCGCAAATTCTTTACGGCTACGGTATGCAAATTTCACTTCGACCGTACCGGTCGAGCCGTCCAGCATCGGGAAGCTGACGACTCGGGTGAAGTGCTCGGGACGCTTGCCGAGTACGAGCTTGGAGACTTTTGCCATGATATTTTTCTTTCAGGAGGGTATAAAAAAACCGCGAGGAGCGACCCCGCGGCTAGAAAGCCCGGTCGTCCGGGCTGGCAAACTGGTTAAGCGGCGTAGCGGTTGACGCGGCTGCGCAGTGCGACGCCGCACTTCACGACCATGCCCTGGCCCTTGGTGAAGCTTGGACTTGGATTGAAGCCCAGCACTCCGTTATAAAACAGCGGCGCGCCGGAAACGAGCACAACGCGAATGGCCGTCACGGCCTGAGTGTCAGTGGCCGCCTGCAGGATCGCGTTGTGCGGCAGCGATGGGTCATCGGCGATGCTCATGGCGATCGACGAAGCGGAGAAGCCGTTGAAAATCTGGATCTCGTCTTCGACGTCCAGGAATTCCTCGGTGTTGTACTTCGGATCGCCACCCGACACGGCGAACTCTTTCATGTAAGGCATGACGGCCCACGTCAGGATCTTGCGCAGCGAGCCTGCGCCGTTGCCAGCCGGGAACTGCTTGGTCGACATGGTGTCGAAGCCTTCCAGGGTGACGCTGGTAGCGGTTGCCGCCTTCACGCGGAACAAGCGCAGGTTCGCACGCACCCAGCCGCTGGTATATTCGACGATGTCGCCGACTGCGAAGGTATTGGCGGCAGTGGTAAGCACGCTTTCCAGTGCATTGCTGGCGGCCGTGACGGCGATCGCCGCGGCGTAGGAGGCAGCAACAGAGAAGGTGCTGTTGTTGGGGACGGATACAGCCATGGTGTGGGCCTTTCAGTAGTGAGAAAATCCCGGAATCCGGGCCGTTGCGCGCCCATGTGGGCATAAATAAACCGCCCGGCTTTCGCGGGGCGGCTTGGAGGTGGAACTTGCGGGGTCAGCAGAAAATCGAAAAATCTTGCATGGTCCCGCGTAAATCGGTTTCTTCGTCGTAAGTGGACACGCGGCCGGACACTACCTCGGCCTGCAGCGCGATGGCGGAGCGAAGGGCGTCCTCAACGAGCATGCTGAGCTCGGAGGCTTCAGCCCGCTCGCGGGCGCCGGCCCAGCAATTGATCTGGACACGCACGTGCTGTTTGTTTGGACGATCGCCAGACAAGAAGTTCATCGGCTCCCCGCCCACCACCTGGTAGGTGATATAAGGCGTGGCCGTATTTATCGGCGCCACATCAGGAAAAATGCGCCCCTCGGCCAAATGTGCAAGCACTTCCTCGATATGGTCTTCTGGCGTCATCGTGCGTTTCTCGCAATCTGCTCGGTTAATGTGCGCGTCATGACGTCTATAGCCTCACCCTTCTTGCTTTCGTAGGCTGGGCGCATGAACGGATACGCCGGCGCGGTAGCGGTGCCGTATTCGAGCTCCGCTGCCTTCCGATGCGCTTTCCAGCCGATCGTACGGCCGGTCTTCTTACTGACTTTTTTATTGCGAGGCACGAACTTGTGGCCGTCCTCGACAAAGCGCCAGTAGTAGGCGTCATCGCCGCCATACCGCCCGCTCCGGACCGTTACCAGGTACACCTGCCGCTTACCACCATCCGAATCTTCAACGATCCGCTTCACTATGATGTTGTTGAACAGGACGCCGGTTTTCTTATGCGCCAGCGAGTTTTGCTTAGCTCGGGCGCGGAAAACTTCGGCGCCGGCAAAGCCGATTGTCCTCAAGGCGCTCTCGCTAACGCTCTCCTCGACCCGTGACACCATTTCCTTTAGGGCCTCTTGAAGCTGCGATGCGTCGATTTCAATCACGTGACCCCCTTGCACACCAGGAACATGAAGCGCGAGTCGCGCGAGTCTGGCAGCGCCGACTCGACGTCGTACGCCTTGCCCTTGAACAGCACCCGGGCCGAGGTATCGATGTCGGCGCGGGCGCGGACCCGAATCGAACATTTGACGATGGAGACCTCGGCGCCGGCGCGTACTACTTCGGCGCCGCTCGGAAACAGGACATGCGCCCAGACCGTGCCAACGGGCTCCCAGACCTGTGGCGCCCGCAGCTTGCCGGTGTCCGGACCTGGTCGCTGCAGGGTGATCCGATCGTTCATCACAGGTACACCCGCGCGCGATCGAGCAGGCCGCCCAGGAACTCACTCTTGGGCGTGCCGGCCGGCGCGAAGTGCTCGGCGACCTTGCCCAGGATGTAGCCCTTGATCTCGTCCGGCACCGTGCTGTCGTCGACGCCGTACCCGCACGAGTACTGCACCTCGACAGCGCTGATGCGTGCCTGGGCCGCTGGCCAAGCCCGGCCAGGCGCCGGCACGATGTAGCCCGGCTCGCTTTCGCTGTCAACCAGGTAGTCGTCGGGATGCAGGATCTGGCGCACGCCGGCGGCATCGTAAAATTTGATGTGCTCGACAGCCAAGAGCGGCGGGTACTCGAGCCGAAACGCCGGTGGGAAAGCGTCGAGCGTCAGCCGGTAGGTCTGCTGCACCAGCGCGCGGCCCGTCTCATGCTCGGCGTCGCGCGTGTGCTGGCCGATGACCTGGCGCAGCTCGACGTCTGCCTCCGGCCCATCCAGCCGCGCCGACAAGCGCGCAGCTTCCAGCGACACGGCCAGCGCTGCAGGCGGGGTGATCAGTCGCAGGCTCATCGAATGGTTCCTTGTGTTGCCGGCGGCCGGCCGGCGCCGTGTGGCGCGCCAGGCGCTGCCGGCGCGCGGGCGTACTCGACGGTGGCCGCTTCCTGCTGCTTGAGCAGCTCGGTGTTCGGCACGCTCGGCAGTTGCGATGCATCGATCATCAGTTGTCCACCCTGTTGAATTGAATGGTTCGGTAGAACCGCTCGCTGTTGGCGCAGTCGATGCGCAGGTCGCAGTAGTTGACGCCGGCCGGCAAGGTGTCCATGCCGCCCAGCTTCACGAGGATCAGCGACCCCTGGATCACTGCCGGCACCAGCACGCTCACGCCCACCGGCTGCGCCAGCACCGCGCTGGCGGAGGTGTTGCTGTCCGTCAGGTCGTTGCTGATGTCGGCCACGAAATAGCTCTCGTCGTCCGCGTCCTTCTCCAGCGACCAGGATCCGACCTGCTGCTTGAACCAGATCGTGCGATCGAACCGCTCGCCGTTCGCGCACTTGACGCGGAACGTGCAGAAGTTGACCGCGCCCGTAGCTGCGTTGAACCCGCCCAGCTTCACCACGATCAGCTTGCCCTGAATGACAGCCTGCTGAAGCACTGTCACGCCAGCGACGATGGTCTCGACCTCAGCAGCCGTAGTGCCGCGCTCGGCCAAGTCGATCGTGAGGTTCGCCACCCAGTAGCGCTCGTCGAGCGGGTGCTTCTCGCTCCACCATTTCCCCGCCTCGAGGTACGGGGCGTTTGGCGTGCGCGCGCCTGGCACGCTGCCGAACGCCACCACGCGGGTACCGCCCGGGAATGCGACCCGGCGAGATTCCGCAACCGTCGAGGCAGCGACCGCATTTTGCGCAGGCTGCTCGGCCAGCGTCGTGAAGCTCGCCGACAGCGGCGTGGCGCGGTTGCCCGCAGTGTCGAAGGCGCGCATGCGCACCGCGTGCGCAGTGCCGGCGGGTCGCCCCGAAACTACGACCGAACGGGCGGCGTTTGGGATAACGGTGTAGTTCACGCCGCCATCGATGCTGTATTCATAGCCAGCGACGCCGACTGCATCTGTCGCCGCCGGGCACGACAGGGTAGCGCCTGACGTTGTGACTGCGGATACCGTGATCTCGCCGACCATCACAGGCCCGGTCGTGTCCGGAGCAGGGGCCGCCGCTGCCGTAGGGGTGACACTGTTCGACGCCGGCGATTCGGGGCCGTAGCCCGCGCTGTTTTGTGCAGCAAGAGTGAACGTGTAGCTCACGCCATCGGTCAGGCCCGTCACGTTTACCGGCAGCGTCGACGACGTGGCGGTGATGCCGCCTGGGGTCGACGTTGCGCGATAGCCGGTGATGGCACCGTTATTCGTACTTGCTGGCGCCGTGCCGGCTATGCTTGCCGAGCCATTGCCTGCAGTAGCGGTGCCGATCGCTGGCGCGCCGGGTATAACGGCGACATTCGTCACGCCGAACGCGGCGGCATACGTTGCCGTCAGGCTCGAACTTGAACCGGCGCCATACGCTATTGCGTTCAGGCCGGCCGGACCAACGTGTATATCGTCGCCCCCTACGCGATAGGGGGCGTACATTGGGACCCCGGTCGTGGTTGTTACCGAATAATCAGTGATGATGGGGTCACTGTCGAAGCAAAAAACGGTAGTCCCGTTATGCAACGATTTTGCGTATGCAATGCACTGCTGGCGTTGGCTCTCCCTCGCGTCACCGGGATAACCTTTGACGCCGTAGTCGGTATCCAAAACGAACTTGACATCCGCGAGACCCGCCACTGCGCGCACAGCGGCCATGAAGTTGTCTAAGTTAGTCTTGAACGTAGCGAAGTTCGAGAATCCGTTCTGGCTGAAGGCGGGGGTATGCACCAGCGTCGGGCGCAACCCGTTGTTGATCATGTCCATTGCGATTGCGTGGTACTGGGTCTGGCTGTGTCCTGACCCGGCGGCGTTCACGGTACTGATCGGTCGGCCCGGCGTACTGAGCGAAGCGGCTGCCATGCGCGCAGGCGCTCCGAACAAGTACGTCATATACGCGGCGCACTTACGGCTGTCGCCCGTGAACAGCACCACGTCCATAGGGACGGCGCTCGCAGTCGATGTGACTATCGGGAAACCCGGGAGCTCGTAGCCACCGTTATAGCCGTCTGTGGGCAGCTTGGTAAGATCTGCGATGCCGTCGGAGTTGAGGCCGGTGGCCCGGCATTCGCGGAACCACGGACGAATGCCGCGCGCAGTATCCCACGCATTACCCGCGCTGCTTGCAGAATAAAACTGGCCGGAAGGGTCTACCTGTGTGACTTTGACCAGCAAGATGCCACCGGGCTTACCGTCAGCGCGAGGAATACTTGACAGGTTCATCACGTCGGTGCTCATGTGGATGACGGTGTTGTTGCCGTCGTTCACAGCAAGGCCGATTTGCTTAGTAGCTGCACCGCTAAACGTTGCGTCCTTCCAGCCGTTAGCCGACTTGTCGTTGTACGTCACACCTGCGACTCGCGGCAACCATGCCTTGTCGCGGGTGTCGTTACCAATCTCGTCCGTTACCGCGAACTGAATCTTGTACGTGCCGGGCGTCCCGGTGGCTTGCTTACTACCCACAAGGAACTGTACTTGGTTGAATGATGCATCGAACTCGTACTTGTAGAGCGCAGTGCGCACCCCGCTTGAGCCTCCGTTATAAAGCTCGTTGGGACGAAGTTTAAAAGCCTGCTGGGTAATAGCCATATTTTTAGACAGCCTTGTTGATTGGTTCCAGCTCGACGATTTTCATTTGCCCGCGCCGCTCGTACATCACCTTGGTGACGCCGAGTTCGCGGAGCATGTTCAATGCGGCCGTGTGGATTGCGCGGTCGATCTTGCCGACGGCGCCGTGCACATACACGGTGCTGCTTGTCAGGTGGTCGACCGTGATGATCCCGAGGTACGCCCGGCGCGCCTCGTATCCGCCCGGCGCGTCATAGACGCGGATGGTCGAGACTTGGGGGGTCATGTGCAGGTGGGTCATCACGGCCTGCCCGGGTTACTGCTCGAACGCCAGCGATTCGGCGTAAGCCACTGCTTCCGGGCTGGTATCGACCACGTCCGGGATTGCCTTCGCCAGCGCCGCATCGATCTCGATGACGTCGTTGGGCTGTCCGTACGCGCTGGCCGCCAGGACGCGGGCCTTGACCAGTTCAGGCAAGGCTTCGGGTTCGCTTGCATCCAGCGCCAGATCTGGGCTCGGGGTATCGACCACGTCCGGGAGCGGCTCGCCATCGGCCAGCGTTTCGACCTGGTCAGACGAGGTGGGCGTGATTGTCGGCAGATCCGAGTTCGTCACCTCGGTGCCTGCGGGTTTTGCTTTTGCCATCGGTGTTCTCCGGTGAAGTGGCCAGCCGAGGCCGGCCTCTGATTACGATCAGGTCGCGCTGTTCTGGTAGTACTTCACGGCGCCGCCGACGTCGATCAGATTTGCACCCGAGCGGCAGAACGCCAGGAAACCGACCTGGCCGTTCTCGGTGTACTTCGAGTCGGTCATGCGGAACAGGGTGAAGTCCATGACGTCGCGGACCATATACTTCGAGAAATCACCGAACAGGACCGACTTGGCATTTGCCGCCATCACCGACATGTGCTGGTTGATGACGATCTCGCGGCCCAACAGGCGATCGGGGGCGCCGCCTGCGTTGCCGGTCTCGTAGCCGGGCACGAAGATCGGGCGACCTTGGGGATCCTTCACTTTCCGCAGAATGCGCAGGGTGTCATCGTTCATCATCCACTTACCGGCTGGGCGGTAATACGGATCGACGGAGTGCTCCAGATCGACCAGGTCGTCATAGGTGATGGTGACCGTCTGACCGGTTGCACCGACCTTGCCCGCGCCGGCTGCCGGCACAAGGCCGCGAGGCTGCCCGGTGCCGGTACCGAGGGTGTGGTGGCGGTTCTGAATGCGGCCGAGACGCAGCTGAAGCAGATTCTGGATATACGACTCGATGTTGAAGAACGAATCCTGGATCAGCTCGAATGGCAGCGCGATCGACTTCGACGAGTACTTGTACACGTCCAGCGATACCAGGCCAAAACTGGTGTCTTGCTTGGCCACGGCAGCGTTTTGGCCGACGATCTCGCCTTCTTCCGAGGTGGCGTCGGCGGTCGGGAATGGCAGCTGGGCGCCGGTTGCGGTCTGGAATTGAGTGGCCACGCTGCGCACTGCAAAGGCGGCTTTCATGGCCTGGATCAGCGTCGTGCTGAACTCCGGAGCGACGGTATAGCCGCCCTCCGAGCCGGTGGTGGTCGACATGGCAGCGCGGATGTCGGGGCTCACGCGAGCGCGCATCGAGCGGCGCTGATCGTCGCTCAGGGCGGACAGGCCACCGGAGAGCATTGCACGAAGGGCGGTGGTTTCTTCGGTCTGCGCGCCGCCAGGGCGAGTTGCAGCAGCCAGCGCGATGGCATGCTGGCCTTCCGACGTCTCGCCGGCCAGCTGGGCGATGCGATTTTCGCGTGCGATCTCGATGTCGATCGCTTCGACTTCAGCCAGGAACGTGTCCAGCTGGCCAGCCTCGGCTGCCGGCATGCGCTGGTCAGTTGGGTACTTGTTGTTCAGGTCGTGGACTTTTTTAGCCACGGTGTCGCGTTGTGCGCGCAGGTCTGCGAGCTTGGTCATGTAAAACCTTTCGAAGGGGTTGGTCCGCTCTCGCGGCCGTTGGGCATAAAAAAAGCCACCCGGAGGTGGCTGGCTTAGTGGCGCGAGAGAGCGTCAGCTAACTTGGAGGCGAGCCATCGTGGCAATGCGCTGATGCTGGCGCGCGCGGTGCTCTTCGGTGGCGGCCGGGTCGACCTGGCTGGGATCGGGCTGCGCAGGCTTCGGTGCATGCGCATACGCGCTCATGTCCCACGACGATTCGACCTTCTTGCCTGCAGCGATACGATCGACGAGGCCCGCAGCGACAGCTTCGTCGGCGGTGTACCAGGTTTCGGCGTCCATGGCGGCGCGCAGGTCTTCGATCGACATGCCGCTCTTCTTGGAGTACTGACCAGCAAGCGATGCGTCGATTTTCGAGAGCAGGCCCGCAGTCGACGTCATGTCGTTCGCGTTGCCCATCGCCCAGGTCCAGGCGTTGTGGATCATGTAGAAGCCGCCGTCGGCGATCTCGACCTCGTCGGCCGCAGTGGCGATCACGGTAGCGGCGCTGGCCGCGTAGCCATCGATGTGCGCGATGACCTTGGCGCCGGTGTCACGGATGGCCTGACAGATGGCCTGGGCCGCGAACACGTCACCGCCGGGGCTGTTGATGCGCAGGTGGATCGTGCCGCCCTTGATGTCACGGATCTGCGGCACCAGTGCCTCGGCCGAGACGCCGCCCATCCAGTAGGCAGTTTCCTCGTCCGACACGATTGCGTCGTAGATGTAGATCTCGACCTCGTCGGCCTTGGCCACGATCTTGGATTGCGGTACGCGCTCAGGACGCTTCTTGTTGCTCGCCAGGAGCTTGGTCAGGCTTTTCGACACTGGTGCCTCCATTCATTTTCAGATTCGTGTTTGGCGGCATGTTTTCCAGCCGGCGGACCTCGTCCGCATCCATGAACGGCATCTCGCCAGCACGCCCAAGAGCGATGCGGTATGCGTCATACCGTGCCTTCAGGTCGCCGCGTTCGAGCGCCGCAGTGATGTATTCCGCGAAATATCGCTCGCGCACCGGCCACAGCTTGGTGTTCAGTTCCTGCTGGATCGGCGTCAGGTGCCGCTGCAGCGTGTATCGGACGAAGCCCATACCCTGCTGCGCCACACCGGTGCCCCAGTTCGACACCGCGCCGCCATGCCCGACCATCGTGGGCGGCACACCGAAGATGCGGCAGATTTCCTCAACGGTGAAAAGGCGCGTGGCCAGGATCTCGGCGTCCTTCGAATTCACGCTCAACTGGGCGGGCTGCAAGCCACCCGACAGGATCAGCGGGCCGCGCCCACCGTTCTGCGCTCGCGCGATCAGCGACGCCTTTAGCTGCTCCAGCTGCACCTTGTCCAGCTTCGACGCCGTCTGCAGCGCATAGTCGAAATTGCCGCCGCCGGCGAGGAACCGGCCGGTGTACTCCTGGGCGGCCAAAGCGGTGCCGATCGCCTCGAGTGCCGCGTACGTGAGCGGGCTCGGGCTGGTCAGTCCGTCAAACCCCAGGCTCGGCAGGTGGATGATGTCCGCCCTGTCGAGCACATACATTGGCTTGTTGTCAGGAGTGATCCGGTACCGCACGACGTCGCCATCTTTGAATGGGCAGACGGTGTGGCGCGGCAGCGGCCGCCAGCCCGACACCTTATTGCTGTAGAAATTCGGGCGTATCCATTCGCCGAAGCCGTCGCCGTGCGACAGCTTGGACAGGATGATCGCCTCCCAGGCGGCCGCCGACGTCCAGCCATCACTGGCCAGCTCGTTCAGCATCCACCAGTAGTCGTGGTTCGCCGAGTCGCGATCGTTGCCCTTGCGCTCGTAGATGCCGATCGGCAGCGTCGCAATGGCGCCGGCGATCAGCGCCATGCAGGCGTAGGCGGCGGATACTCGCATGCCGGTTTCGGCCGTCACTGCCGATCCAGACGACGACCGGTGCGCGGCGCCCAGCAGGTTGGCCAGCTCGCCCATCGACATGCTGCTACTGGAATTCTCGCCAAGCGCCACAATGCCGGCGCGCTCCGCAGCACCTTCACGCCCGGCCATCCAGGAGCCGAGCACACGCGATTTATGCGGGGTCGCCTCCAGGTTCAACAGTTGTCCGGTCATCAAAAGTCCAATACGTGAATTTCCGGCGCCGCCGCCCCGGCGGGGTTTAGCGCCATCAGAGATACCGCGCAAAATGCGGCCATCAGCGGGTCAATCTTGGCCTTGCCGCTGGCCTGCTTGGTGATCAGGATGGCGTTGCCCTTGTCTTCGATGCGCGCGTTGCCGACGCACCAGGCCATCATCGGGCGGCCAGCGTGCAGCAGCTCGCCGCCGGCGACCTTCCGCTCGGTGTCCTTGATAGCGCCGTTCAGTTTGTAGCCCTGTGAGATCGCGACGATCTGCGTCATGTCGATGTCGCGCTCTTCGGTGATTAGCTCGTCGACGATTGCACCGATGCCTGCGGCGTCGACGCCGATGCCCTTCACTTCCGGCAGGAGGCCCGCGTCACGCACTTGGCAAATACGATCAGCCACAGCCATGACGTCATCACCCGGACGCTTCACGATGGTGAGGTCGCCCTGCTTCTGGAAATCCAGCAGCCGCGGTGCGATCTCCTTGCGCCGCTCGAGCGCAATCTCGTGCACCCAGGCATGACACCACAGCAGCCACTGCCCTGTTTCGCGATCCCGGCCCAGCACGGCCAGACCGAGCATGTCGTCCAGGCCGCCGCCGTCAATCCCAACCACAGCCACGTCGGATCGCTCGATGATCGATTCCAGGGTGATGGTCTTGTCTACGGCCGCCTCCCAGAAGTCAGCGCCCGCCCAGCGGTCTGATCGCAGGTTCAGGCCGATCTCAACGTTCGCGTGCTTGGCCATGAAGCCGCGAAACGATTCGCCGCCCGCTAGATTTGCTTTGCTGAACTCGCGCTCCAGGAACGCCTGGTCGACCGAGAACCCCATGTTCGGGTTCACCATCGCCATATTTTCGAGCAGCAGGCAATCACCAGACACCACCATTTCAGGCGGATGCTCGAAGATGATCGGGATGAAGGCGGGGTCGACGATCTCGCCGTCGCGCACCTTGCGCGCATAGTCCAGCTTCTGCTTGAACACGCCGGCCGGCGGCTCGTCCGACTGGGTAGTCAGCCAGATCACAAAGCCCTCGGGGCGCGACGCCAGGCCGCCCAATGCCTCACGAAACATATTCTCCGCGCTCGGCATTTTGCCGAACAGGTGCAACTCGTCGACCAGCGTACCGACGGCCTTCTTGCCGCCGACAGTGTTCTGGTCCGCCGCCAGCACCTTGAGGATCGCGTTGCTCTCCCGGTGTGTGATGGTTTTCACATGCGACTGAACATGCATCAGGGCGTCGAGTTCGTCGTCCTTCTGCACCATGTCGCGCGCCGGCGTGTAGGCGTTGTTCGCCACCTCGACAGTCGGGGCCAGCACTGAGAATTCAGCCGATTGCCGCCAATTCAGGATTAGCGCGGTCAGCATGATCCCCGCCGCGACGGTGCTCTTACTGTTCTTCTTTGGCAGCAGCACGAAGAATTCGACGATCAGGCGCCGGCCGCTCTCGGCATCGTAGGCGCCGAAGATGCAGCGAACCAGGTCGAAGACCCACTCGGCGCAGGACTCGCCGAACGTCGGGCTGCCTGGCGCGTCCACGATCTTGAGCTGCTTGAAGATCGCGAGGGCATGCTCAGCCTGATCCGGAAAGATCGGCGGAGGAATAATCGATTCGCCCGCGCGGAGTCGCGCCGCCCAGTCAGGGCAGGCAGTTGTCCATTCGGGCATTTAGACCTTCTTTCCGCCAGCGGCGACCAGCTTCGGAGGCGCGGTAGGCGAGAACTTGCCACCGCCGGCCGCCTTGGCCGCGTCAGCCTTGATGTCCTTCTTGCCACCCTCGCCCAGTTTCTTGTGCTTGAACGGCAGCATCGCCTTGGCTGCGTCGATCCTCAGCCGCAGGTCGGCAGCCGGCTCGTTCATGACCTTGGTGAGAAACTCAACGGGGTCAGCCGTTGGCGGAATGTCGAACGCTTCATCGGCCGGGCCCGGCGCCGGCGGCATCCTTGCGGCGGCAGTTGCGGGCGCCTGACGCCGCTGATCGAGGTAGGCTTTAACATCCGGGTCTTTAACATTTCGAGACCCGGCAGCCGATGCCGTTTTTTCACTGAAACCGGCGCGGATAGCCGCTTCCTTATTGGAGAGCCCGGCCAAAACGGCATCGGCGAAGGCTCGCTTTTTGCCTGTTAAAGCCATTAACAATTTCCTCCAAGGGGGATTTTTTCTGCGCGTGCGGAACTAGTCGGTGTCTGCGGAAAACGGGCTGGGACTTTTACCCCCCCCTTTCTGCCCAGCCCGATACAATTACTACTTTGACATTCTGTGCCGATATCTACATGAAACTTGAAACTGTTGAAACAAAGCTGCGTATCTCGTTGCTTGGGACCGCGACCGTTGCTTCCGTAGCCGTGGCGGCATACTTCATTTGGTTTGGACTGGTGCTTGGAGAGCCGCTCTCGGAAAGCACGGGAACCTGGGGAGAGCTTGGCGACTTTGTTGGAGGTCTGATGAACCCCATCGTCGCAGGGTGCGCACTTTATTGGCTTGCTATGTCAGTGCGCCTTCAAAAGGACGAGCTTTCTGAAACCAGGCATGAACTTGCTGCAGCCAGCAGTGCTCAGCGCGAGCAAGTTCGAATGGCATTGCTGGGAATCCAAATAAACTCTGTCTCTTTACAACTGAACGCGACGACCACAGAGCTTAACTACGTCCAGAACAAAATTAGTTATTTATGGCAGCGTATGGACGAGTACAGGGGTATCGGAGTGCCCCAAGTGTTCGATGTCTCAAGTGGTAACCGGATCGATGCAACTATCCTGCTTGAAGAACTGGAAGGAAAAATGTTTTTCCTGCACGACGAGCGGTCCAAATTATTTGGGACACTCGAAAAAATCAACGACTTAGCCTTGGCTAAGCAAGTCGAGACCGCTGACGACTCTCTCGCGCCGATTTGACATCGTGGCATTGCTGGCAGAGCGTCTCCTTATTGTCATCTTCGTCAGACCCGCCAGCCCATAAAGGCTTGATGTGGTCGACCGGATGGCCGATGGTTGTGCGGCCTTGCCGCTTGCACTCTTGGCACAGGCTGCAGTCGCGTGCGCGGATGCGCTTCCGATCCAGCACGCCGGCATAGCCGCGCTTGCGCTCGACCACGACACCAGGGCGTGCGGTCAGGGTGGCGACGCGCGGCGCTGCCGATTGCAGTCGAGACTTGAGGGCGGTCAGCTTCATTTGATGGCGGGCACCAGCTCGGCCAACTCATCGAGCAGCAGACCCGGCTGACCGTGGCCCTTGGCGCGGAGTATTTCTACAGCGCGTTCCGCCTCAGCCAGGCGATCGCATAGGCGCCGCAACGCCGTCTCGTCGACCACGTGGAAGACCATGGCTGGCTTGCCGCCAGTGACAGCACGGATGATCTGGTCGCGGTAGCAGACGATCGGCATGCTCACGTTACTTCTCCCCGAAGCCTGGCACGTCGCGCTCGGTGGTCGTGGCGAGGCAATGAATCCAGTTGATGGCAAGGACCGCTACAAGGGTCCACATCACACCGAATCCCCAGCCAGGTGCGCCGGTGTAGTCGAGCAGCAGCCACAGCAGGATGGCAGTGCCGAGCGGCGAGCGTGCTGGCAGCGACGATGACTTGATGGCGGTCTTACGCTTCATGAGTTACCTCGGAAAAGAAAAGCCGCCCGGCGCATGGATGCGAGGGGCGGCGAAGATCCTGCTGGTGCAGGACCGGAGACACGGGAGCGGACGGCGGGGCTTTCACCCGCGGCTGGGTAGCTGCGGCCGCATTGATCGGGAGGCCTCACGCTATCCAGTGGGCGAGCCTCAGTGCTATCTGCAAAGTAGGCCACCAACGCAAAAAGCCCGAACGTTTAAAGGTTCGGGCTTTTCTCTGGACGTGCGAAGACGGCCTAAGACTCGACTATATCGGAAGCCTCGCTGGAAAGCAAGATCAATTAAACGACCACTTATCCATCGCATCCACCTGCTCGGTAAGCAGGGCGACGGACAATTTGTCGCGTAATGTAATTACCATGCCGCTTGTAACATCCAAATCCTCCACCTCCATCTGCGTGCCATCAGGTAGAAGAATAACGTCAGGGGGGATCATTCGCAAAACCGTCTTGAGGCGACGCTCTTTGTCTTCAATCTTTTGAAAGAAGCAGAACTGGCCAGCCAGAAGCACTGAGTCTCTCGCTTCGAGCTTGCAGTACTCAAGACGTGCGGTAAGTGGGGCGCCGAGCACAGTCACCACAAACTCATTGAGGTTTACCCCAGGGCTGTAGGCCACATGGCGCGATGCCTCGGTTTTCCCGGGCACAAAGAGCGCAGCCAAGACCTTATCGGCGATCGACTGTACGTAAGGTGCCTGCTTCAGGAACGGGAATAATGCGAAGGGTTTCATGGTATCTCAATGTAATTGTTGTTGAGCTACCTACTTTACTCCGATCTGTGAACGTTGTCAGAATAATACTGCGGTTGCCCCGTTCCGCCTCAACTTAACCTCGAGAGCCGCCTTTGCCTCTGCCGCGACATCAACCAAGTTTGCGTTGGGGAATCCCCAGACGCTGGTGATACTGCAAGCGCGGTAGATCGCCCAGACGTGAATGCGGCTCAGACTATTGATCATTGCGTCAGTAGCGGCGCCGATTCGGTGATCGGCCTGCTGCTGGGCCTCATGAATATCAGGCCCACCACCCTCCTCGCCACTCAAGCCCTGCATTGTCTTGATACCCAAGTCCTTGTCTTGGTCGCCACTCATCCAGGCCTTCCAACAGGCCAGGCAGATGTCGAGGCCGCCGGCCTTTACAAAGTGTTGAACAGGTGCCTCAGCCTTGCGAACTCGGCGGAGGTTTGGGGCGTTGAAAAAGCCGAGTGCAGCGGTGGTCATGGGGTTCTCCTAAAGACGGCCCAGCGAGCGTAGCACGGGTAGTCAAGAAATTTCCGGATTGAATTCATTCCAAGAGGCATTAACAACAGCAGCGATTCATTGCTAGATGGCTACTTGCCAAGTACCATGAAGTATGAAAAAAATCTCACTTGGCCCGCTGGCCGTTGCTCTACTAGGCTTCGTCGTTTGCACCTTCTTAGCGGCGGGCCTTACTCGCGCACTTATGACCAAAGGGCTGGACTCTAGCGAGGTGGCAGGTTGGGTTCAGGCGATTGGCGCAACGATAGGCATTGGAATCGCCATCTGGGTCCCTTACAAGCAGAATGAGGACGCTTCGAACGCTGCTAAAGCCCAGCAGCGCGAGAATACCAAGCGGGTATGTCTTTCACTGATGGATGAGCTATCGACGCTGAGAAAGAGCCTGAGAAGTGAGATGTACGTTGATATGCTTACTATCAACCCCGAGAAGTCGTTCGACTTTTCCAGTCCATCACGCGAGTTTCTCTTCCCAGTTTATAAAGCAATGGCCGGGCAACTTATCGAAGTCGACAGTAGCGAGACTCGACAGGCAGTGATCGAGGCATACGCTTCGCACTCCGACCTCTTTGACGTCCTTGAGATAAATGACCGGGTCCTTGATCAGTCGTGGAAGCATTATCTTTACCGAACAGAAGAAAAACAAAGAATCGGGCGGCTCGATTACGATCTGATCGAGGCCACATTTAAAGGAAGACTTTTAGGACTACGCGCTAGCATCCACGAGCAAGCTACGTTGTTAGTAAGCAACGTGGATCACGCGATCAAGCTTCTCAAGATTGAGGCCGCAGAACCAGACTGAGTCTTCTGATCTGCGGCAGCGGAACTACCTATTCATATTCTTGAGCTTGCCTGCGTATTCGACCTTGATGCGCTTGGCGTCCTCGATCGTGTATTTCGCAGGCGGGTGCTCGCGCTCCAGAAACTCAAGCCGCTCTTCGCCGATGCGCGTGCGCAGGCCGATGCGGTACTCGATGGCGTTGCCGCCCTTGTGCTGGTTGCAGGGTACGCACTGCTTGTGCGTGTTGTCCTCGTGGAAGCGGAGCGCTGGCTGAGCGCCTACCGAGCGGTAGTGCCCGGCATCCCACGCGCCGGTGTGGTGCCGGCCACAGCTGATGCACGGCAGCGCCGCATCGCGCGCACGGATGTACCGGTTGAACACGGTCTGGGCGTCGGCAAGGTGCTCGGTGCGCGTCTTGAGCTTGGCCTTGGCTTCGCGGGTCTGCTTGGCATCCAGGCGCTGCCGCTCGGCTACGGCGAACACGGCGCCGCATTCCGGGCCGCACACCTTGTGCGTCATGTTGCGCGGCTGGAAGCGATTGCCGCAGCCCTTGACGGCGCACTTGCGGGTGCGCGCGGGCTTGAGGGTGCCAGTGCGGGCGATGGGAGAGCGGATCATGCTAGGATGCCTTTTTGATATGGAGACGATAATGCAAGGAAATCAGAAGCCGAGGCCGATAGCTGAGTATCAAACGCGCCAAAGTGGTGCCCCGATGGAAGATGGGAAGTATCGTGGGGTAATCGCATGCACTTTTGATGATGGCTCTGGGAGCGAAGTCGAATACTTCTATTTCACATGCGCGGAATTGCGAGATACCAAAGCCGAGGCGATGGCCGACGTTGCAACTTTGTTTTACGTCCTTGAGGACACTCCGTCGCCGACCGTGGCAATCAATGGATGCGTTTACTCTCTTCCATGGGATAAAGAGAAAGCGCGTGCGGAGAAGTGGCTCAACGAAAATGACCACATCACTACCGAGTTTGAGAAAGAGTTTCCTGGCGCGAGGTTGATTACGGATCGACCGCTCGGCGGCAGCACGTTTCGTACATAACGCTTCGTTAGTAACGGGCGTCCAGATCATGCTGCCTCCATCACGGCCTCGATGAAGACGCGCGCGGCTTCGGCGTTGATCGCGTTGCCGTAGGCGCGCAGGCGTCCCACTCGGGCGGCAGCCCCATGAGCCAGCGGGAATGTGCCGGGTTCAACTGGCCGCCACTTTCCATCCCGGCATCCGAGCCAGTCAGCATCGCGCCAGAAGCCGTTAATCGGGCCGGGCCCACGCTCTTGGCCATGGCCCCCAAGCTCTGCAATGTAAGCCGGGCCCTCTGTCCGTCGCCACGGTTCGAGCTCATGTTCGGCGCATCCGGACTGCAGTTCGGGGTTGGCCACCCCGCCAAGCAAGATGCCGCCGCCAGATCCGGCCCGTGATTGCGCATCGCTTCCATCAGCCCGCCCTCGAACGTCCGAACGCCCTTGTCCGCCAGCGCCGCTGTTGGCGTCGGCCAGCCCGCGAGTAGCGCGAAGTCCTGCAGTCGCTGCTGCACCTTGCTGCCATCTGTGCGCGTCATGCTCAGCGCCGATTGCTCGTTGCCGGCCCGATCGTTGCTGCAGCTGGGCGTCGGCCACCCAGTAGAGCCGGTCGCGGATATGCGGAGCACCGACGCCCGCAGACGGGAACGGGATCGCCCCGAACCGGTATCCCACGCCTTCCAGGTCATCTTGTACAAGGTCGATCCAAGGCTCGACGTCTTTACTTGCAACCTGCTCTCCAATGACGACTGCAGGGCGGCGCTGGCGGATGAGGTTGTGGAATGCCGGCCATAGGTGCCGCTCGTCAGCAAACCCAGCTCCTCGGCCTGCCGCGCTGAAAGGTTGGCAGGGGCAGGAACCAGTCCAAACAGGTCGGTCATCTGGCCAGCCGGCGCGGCGAAGTGCCAGGGACCAAACGCCGATGCCGGCGAAGAAGTGGCACTGGGTGAAGTCCTGCAGGTCGGCGGGGTGTACATCCTCGATGCTCCTGGTGTCGACCACGCCGGGGGCAATGTGGCCGGCCGCGATCAGGTTGCGCAGCCACTCGGCTGCATATGGGTCGATTTCGTTGTAGTAGGCGGTCATGCTTGTGCTTTCTCCTGCTGCTGCGCCACATACCGCGCACGCGGCGCCCGGTCGCGCGCTTCCTTGAACAGCACGCACGGGGCGTTGTCCCAGGCTACGAACGCCTCGGGGCGGCCTGGCTGGTCGAATCCGGTGCAGCGGCCCAGGCCGGCGGCTGCTTGCTCAGGGTGCTTGGCGGTGGTGAAGCGCTCGCAGAAGGCGCAGGGGTCGTGGGCGGTGGTCATGCGGCGAGCTCCAATGGCAGCAATATGCGTTGCTGTGCGGTGGCGAAGTGCACCGGGTCCTGCTCAATGCCGATGAACGAGCGCCCGGTGTTACGGCAGGCCACGCCGGCGGTACCGCTACCCATCGCGTTGTCCAGCACCACGTCGCCCGGGTTCGAATAGGTACGCACCAAGTAGTCCATCAGCGCGACGGGCTTCTGGGTCGGATGGTAGTTGCCGCGCTGCTTGTCGCTGGAGAACGGCTGCACGCTGCGCGGGTACCGGCTGGTCGAGTCGTATTCCGTCAGCTTGATCGCTTTCCCGTAGCACTCGCTGTTGACCGTGCGGCGCGACGTCTTCTTTCGGGCGTGGCCCTGCGTGAACTGCGGGTTATATGTCGGCTGGCCAGCGCAGAACACCAGCACCGACTCGTGCGCGCGCAGCGGCTGCTTCTTCGCATTCAGGAAGCCGGTCGCATTACCCTTCTCCCACACCCAGTCGTACCGGAACCAGTCGGGCTTGCTCATGACCAGCGTGCTGGTGAAAGGCTGCATCGCGGTGAGCAGTACTGCGCCGCGCTTCTTGAGTACGCGGCAGTACTGCTCCCACAGCGGCGCCAGCGGGATGATCGAATCCCAGGCGCACCGCGTCGTGCCATACGGCAGATCGGCCAGCACCAGGTCGACGGTACCGCTCTCGATCTCGCGCATGCGGTCCAGGCAGTCGCCCAGCATCAGGGTCACCGGCATCATGCGACCACCTCGGCGCCGGCGCGCTGGCGCAGCGCCACCTGGTGCTTTGCCCACTCGCCCGCAATCCAGGTCACGCCCTTCGGGGTGAAGCGCGCCGAGTTGAACGCGTGATTGTTCTGGGCGGTACCCGCTTTGACGCAGAAGCGGCCGGCGTCCATGTGGTGGGCGTGCGGCGTCAGCGCGCCGTTCAGCCGGTACATGACCTTCTGGTCGAGCAGGAATTCGCGAAATGCGCTCTCGTTCGCGCGCAGGAGCTTGGCGACTTCGCGGAACGTCTTCGTGCCAGTCGCGTCGGCGTAGCGCTCGACGAACTCCACGGCCGGCGCCGCGGCGGCCAGCTGCTCGGCCTGGGCTGCGATCAGGTCCTGCTGGTCGGCGGCCAGGCGCAGCGCGTCGGCGAACGATTGCGGCAGGGCCAGTGCTGGCGCCGCGGCTTCCAGCGCCATCCAGCGGTCGATGATCTTGGCGCGCAGCGCGGCGCTGTAGCCGGAAATCACGACCAGGCAGTCGCGCTTCGTCAGATCGTAGACCATCGTCGGGCGTCCGCCGCCGTCGGCTTGGTGCGCACGGGCAGTATTACGACCAAGTCGTAAAACCTCTTCGTTGATCAGGCGCTCGATCGTCGCGATGACGTCGTTGTGGCGCGCTTCGCAAATGTCGGCGATCTCGCGGCTCGACATCGTCGCTTCGGCAGCGCCAGGGCTTTGCAGGGTCAGCATGTTGCCTCCGGTGGTGTTCGTGGTCATGGGTTCGGGCCCTGGCGGCGCGCGGCCTCGGCAGCGCGGATGCGGGCGTCGTATTGCTCGTAGCTCTCGTCGGTGCCCTTCGGGTCCATGCCCTGCGGCTTGCGGACCTGGATCGGCGCGGCAGCCGGCTTTCCGTAGGCCTGGGGCGATGGCGCTGGCGGGTTCAGCAGCTCTTCGACGATTCGGGCCAGGTAGTTCGGCGGAATCTTGGCAACCGGCCCCTTCTGCTCGCGCGCCGTGGCGACTGCGGCATGCAGCACGTCCATCGGGACCTTGCGGGTCGACCAGTCCAGCACGGTTGGATGCGTGAACGTCGCGTTGACGCCCAGCTTGCGCAGAGCCACCGACAGGACGACCGCAGGGTCAGTGCTTTCCGGCAGGTCTTCGCGAGGCGGCATTGCGGCGGCTCGTGGGCTGTCGGGTTCGGCAGGGTCAGGATCGACGACGACGACATCGGCGCCAGCCGCAGCGCTCGCGCTGTCGTCGTTGTTCTTCTCTTCTCTTCTCTCCTCTTCTCTGGGCGTGACTTGGTGTGACATGGCGTGACATGACGTGACGCCAGCATCAGAACCAGAGTTAGCCTTGTCACGCTCACGCTGCTGACGCTTGCGCTCAGTGCCTGTGTTGTCCACGCGCTCGCGCTTTGGCTGACGCTCTTCCCATCGGGTGACGCGTTCTCCATCAACCAGCGAGCGGCCCTGCATCGCTTCCAAGATGCGTGCCGTGGTTCCGTCGTCGGCGCCGAGCAGGAAGTCGGTTGCCTCGCAGTCGATCGCTCCGAACAGGCCGCGCTCAGTGTTCGCGCTGGCCTGCTCGAGGATCAGTGCCCACACGGCGATCACGTCACCGACGCGCGCAGCAGCCTTCCTGGCCACCAGGCCGAACTTCGGATCGTTCACGCTGCCGTGGTGCCAGCGGAACCAGTCGATACCATTGGCCATCAGTGCGCCCCCTGGATGATCGAGAGCTGACGGTCGTCGACCGGCTTCTCGACGTAGATGAATCCGCGCGTGCAGTGCTCCAGCTCAGCGAGCTGTGCAACGTCGCAGGCGCGATCGCAGACGGCCGAGTGCTGGCCCTGGAACAGGCAGCTGCGGCAGCTCTTGGCCGGCCTGGTGGTGAACTGCATGTTCTCGGGCGACTTGATCTCGTCGCAGCGGCCAAGCCACTTGTGGATGCTGACGTAGCCTTTCATGCTGGCCCCGCAGGATTGGCGGCGCGGCGCCCAACCACCGGTGCGCCGAACAGCGCGGCGACAAGCGGGTCGCGACGGTCGACCGGCGGATAGGTCGTGCTCAAGATGACGCGGCGGTCGTCGGTAGCTGCGCGGCGGCGCGGCAGGTCCTTCGGGGCGTACGAGGCTTGATCTCCCGGACCCTCGCCCAGTTCCCAGTGGTTGACGAAGCCGCCGCGCTTGGAGTCATCAACTCGCCCCGCGTGTATCAGGCCCAGAGTGCGCAGGTAGTCCAGGCGCGTAGAGACTTGATCCGACTTCACGTTCAGGTGCTTGGCAATCTCGGCGGTTCGATGCAGGCCGGCGCCGATGCAGTCAAGGATGGCGTTGCGCAGTTCCACGTTGCCGCGTTTCGGGATGAAGGTGATCATTGTTCGGCCATCCCATTCAGGCGCGCCAGCAACTCCATCATCGGGCGGATCGACACGAAGATCGCCTTCTCGATGTGGCGCACTTCGTCGCTGTCGATGCGGCCGTCGGCCAGCGCGGTGTGCACCTGGGTACCGACCTGACCCAGGCTCTGCCAGATGTCCGTCACCGATTCCAGCACCGCCATGTCGCTCGCCGGTTGCGAGTCGATCTTCGTGCACACAAAGCCGTGCAGGCGTGCCAGTGCGTGCAGCACCTCGTAATCGGCGGTCAGCTCCATCACCCGCGATGCGTCGTCCATCGTCAGCACGTTGGTAGTGCTGTTCGGGTTGGCCTTGTTGCGCAGCAGGCCGGCGGTGTAACCCATGCGCACGGCCAGCGCCTCACAGCCGCCGGGGGTGTCGTGCACGGTCTTGTAAAAGGCGTCTTTGTAGTTCATGTGATGTTCCTGCAAACAAATGGTGCGTGGAAAGTTTTGAGGCGCGACAATGTGGTTATGGGCAGTTCGCAATCAGGTCGGCGGAGCGGCCTTCCGGCGGCGCGGTCGACCGCGACAATGCTTCTCGTGCAATCCGTTGATCGCGACCAGCGTGTCGCTGAGACACTTGGCCTGACCATTGAGAATGCGGTTGACGGTAGGCTGAGAGGTGGTGAGCTCAAGCGCTAAGCGCGTTTGGCTCCAGCCTGTCGCCTGCTTAATTTCCCTGAGAAGGGTCGAAGGGTCTTTGTCCATGGCGTAAGTCTATACGCGAATGGATAGGAAGGCAATCCACAAATGAATAGCATGTTGTGTGCGAGCTATACGCCCGCGTATAGTCCGAGGATGACTATTTCATCCAGGCTGGACCAGGCAATGCAGGCGGCGGGCATCGTGTCACAGAGCGCACTTGCCCGCGCCTCAGGCATTCCGCAGCCGACAATCAATCGAATCTTGAAGGGCTCCGGAAAGAAAGGGCCCGAGATGAACACGCTAATCACCCTCGCGGAGGCATGCAACGTCGCGACTCAATGGCTGATGGATGGCACAGGTCCAAGGGAGCGCACGCCACCTGCCGAGCCCGAGGGCGAACTCGTCAAAGTATCGTTTGACGATGAGGAAGGCGACTTTGTCGGCGTGCGCATGGTCGCGCGCTATATCCACGCCGGCGTCAACGGGGCTGACGGCGATCTCGAATTTGAAGAAGACACGATGCTGAGTGTGCGGCGCTCCTGGGTGATCGAGAAAGGCCTGCCAGCGGGCGCGCTGGTGGCGATTCGGGTGATCGGTGACAGCATGTATCCGACGCTCAAGAGGGGTAATGTCGTGATCGTGAACACCGCTGACAAGGAAAAGCACAAGCTCATTGACGGGGCCATGTATGCGGTGAACCATAACGGCAAGCCCTGTGTGAAGCGACTGGAATTAAACGGCGGCACTTGGTTCCTCGCCTCTGACAACAAGCAGCCCGAGTTCCGCAGCCGAGCGGTCGACGAAAGTACAGAGGTGCTCGGCCGTGTCGTGAGGATGGAAGCCGACTTTATTTAATGCTGATCCATGTGGCTGAGATCGAGCCTTACGGATCACCCATCCTCGTTGCGATCGTGCCGTCGGAATTCACGGCACCTGGCGCCGGAGACGAGCTAATTAAAAGAATTGAGCGGCATTGCCGCGTGTATGTTGTGATGCTGGTATCGGTAGAGAAGAATGGTTTTCGAGCGCATGCGAAGTTCCAGACGCACGTGGTCCTTGCCCTGATTCAGCTGGAATATTTAGATCTGGTCGAAGTGGATCTTTCCGCCGATCTGCCCGAAGACGAGCTTCCGTTCTGATTTTAGGCAGGCGATTAAATGCAAGCGTTGCCAATCCGATCTGGCAATCCTCTGAAGACTAAAAGCGTGAGCGCCTATTATGAAAATCCTAAAGATATTGCTCCTCTCAATTGCCGGACTCATTGTTTTACTCGCTGGCGGCTCTTACCTGCGCAACAAGATGATCGGCCCAGAGGGCTGGGCTCTGGACAACACCGAGACGAAGCTTAAGTCGATGATGAAAGATCCAGCGTCGACAGCGATCAGGTCGTCGCAGACGTTCAGCACTGTCGACTCTTCGACCGGCGCCAAGACCATCTACATCTGTGGCGTGGTGGACGGCAAAAACTCGTTTGGTGCCTACTCTGGCGGTGCGAGGTTCGTTTCACGCAGCGTCTCTACCGCTGATACTTTCAACACGTATGAGGTCAATCTCGAAGATCCCGAAGATGTCTCGCTAGCGCGGGCGGCGAACATGCCAAGCGCTTTCGAGAAAGTTTATTGGGCGCCCTATTGTGACGCCAGAACTGCGAGCGAGAAGAGTTAGGCGCTACGGCACTCCTGGATGCATAACGGAATTTTCCTATCTGTGCATAAGCTCTGACAATGCTAATAGCTTCCACTTCAGCTGAACCGGCGGTATCGTTTTTGCCGTCGCAAACTATTTCAATGAGTCACGTCAAATGAGTAATGTAGCCCCAATCCTCAAAGCATTAACTAAGCAGGCAAGAGTTAATTCCCAGCTTATTTCAGCAATGGGAGTTTTAGCGAAATCTACAAATTTAGGCCCAGAATTCGATAAATTCTTCGAAGCGCTTTTAGCAGCGCACGATAACAATAAGGAATTTATTGAACTACTCGGTACTGAGGTAGACAAAATGAACGAGGGAACGAATGTCTAACCAGCAATTTCCCTACCTTGAAGACCTAAAGGCTACAATTAAGAGGCTCGACAGGTTGGATGACTCGATTGACAAAAACAAGCCCGCAGACGATCATCGACCAATGACAGACCTGAGCCGCCAAGAAATGACCGCTTCCCTCGCCGCCAACAAGGCTGAGGTCGAGGCGCGCCTGGCGAACTTCGATACCAGCGTCAAGACCGGCTTTGCTGAATTACGCGCCGAATTTGCCGGGCTTCGCACCGAGATGGCGAATGCACGAACCGAGGCCGCTAAGCAAAACAACGAGTCTTTGCGCTGGATTATCGGCTCTGTATTTACATTCGTTTCGATCAGTGTTGCGATCATCGCAGCGCTTATCAACTTCAGCAAGACAGACAAAGGGCCGGTCCCTGCAGCAGTGCAGCCAACCCCGATCGTAATCTACGGACAACCTGCGCCCTTAGCAAATCCTCCGGCAACAGTCCAACCGTCCCGGTAGGTAGCCATCGCGGGAGTCCAGACTCCCTACCATCCTCACCCGCCCAGCGCGGGTATTTTTTCGTCTGGCTATTCAAGCGCGAGCACTTCCGCACAAATTTATTCATTCGCGTATTGCCTTGACTATCCATTCGTGTATAGTTCTACTTGTGGCCGGACGACTCTGAATGCACCAGCGCCTTCGCGGAGTCACCACACAGCGCGGCTTGGGACGCACTCGACTAATCATCGGTATTTCAAGGGACCGAGTCGCGCTGTGTGGTAGCTGGCAGGACTCAGGCGCCTGCATCGTCTCTGAAGTACGAGGCCTGGCAGCCGCCACATCAACTAACAGCCGCACTGCGGCGACAAACGGAGAGCGAGATGGGTACACGTGCAGATTTCTATGTAGGCCAAGGCAAGGGCGCCGAGTGGATCGGCAGCATCAGCTGGGACGGCTATCCCGATGCCATCGCCGACGAGGTGCTGCAGGCGGCAGATGCAGACACATTTCGTGCGGCCGTGGCGTCCTTCTTCAATAGCCGCTCCGATGTGACGCTGCCTGAGCACGGCTGGCCATGGCCATGGAACGACAGCGGCACTACGGACTACTCGTACTGGCACTTCGACAGCAAGACCATGGGCAGCAGCTTTGGGCGCGCCTTTTTCCCTTGCGACCAAGAGCCGGAGGAGCATGACGATTTCAAGTCGCTCGCCATGCCCGACATGACCAACCGCAAGAACGTCGCGATGGGTAACCGTTCCGGCCTGATCGTCATCGGAGCGTAACCATGACCCAGCAGTACGACACCGAGTACCTGAGTCAGGCGATCGACGAAGAGATCGTGCTGGCCAAGCTCGACCGGAACCAGCGCGGAAAAAAGCCGGCGACCATCTGGCGCGACGTGCCGGTGCACCAGGTCTCCCCACGTGGCGCGCCGCTGGGCATGTATGGCGGCCTGCACAGCGCCGACCTGCCCCGCTATCGCCGCAACCCGCGCGATGCCGGCGAGCTGTGCGTGAAGCGCGGCCTGAACGTGAAACACGACCACGACGAGCATTGCGTGTCGGCGTCGTACGGCAGCAGCCGGCGCGCTGTGACCGAGTACTACGGCATGCACCCGGACATCGCGGCGGCCACGATGGCGGCGATCACCCGGGCTGCAATCCAGATGCTGACCGAGAAGCGCGACGAAGCTGCCGCGCTCAACCCTACCCGCGCACCGGCGCGCCGCCGTGCTGCTGCGCGCCCGAAAACGAAATGAGGACCGCCATGAGCTACCGCATCACCGCCCGCACCAGCGCCGGCAGCACCACCTACACCGCCATCGGCGACCGTGATGCGCTGATCGATGCAGCGTATGACGACGGCGCCCTGGGCGTCACCGTGATGGCTCAGGGCTGACCATGGCCACGAAGAAGCGCACCCGCGCGCTGACCGCCGACGAGCAGAGCCTGACGCCGGCGGACCGCGCAGCAATCCGGCAGGCGCGCATCAACTCGCAGTCCAGCCGCTACCAGCGCGAGGTAGCGATCGAAAAAGCTCATGCCGCAGCGCGGCCACCAGAACCAAGGAAATGACCATGACCGACACCACGCAAGAATCGGCGCCGCTCGCGCCGGCCGGCGTCATCTACCAGTACCGCGCGCTGTCCTGGTGCGACCGCCGCTGGCGCGACATTGTATCGATGGACGAGCTGAGCTTGATCAAGGGCTCTCCGGACATCTACGCCGTGCGCGCGCTGTCCCTCGTGCCGATCGAGGATCTGCTGCGCGCGCCGGCTGCGACCGTCAGCGCGGCGGTGTCCACCATCGCCCAGGCACGCCGCGACCGCGACGTCATCGCTGGCCAGTTCCGCCGCGCGCTGGCAGCGCTGGAGGGGATGCCATGAACGAGCACCGCCTGCGGGTCATCAAGTGGAAGTGCGCGGTGGTGGTCGCGTATTGCGCCGCGTGCGCCTCGGCGATCGCCCACGGGTGGCCGCTGTGACCGTGACCTTCGAAGAATTGCGCATCACCTACCAGAGCGACGAACAGATGGCACGCGACCTATTCCGCAAGCTGGTCGTCGCAGAAGCAGCAGCCACGATCGCACAAGCGCATCGGGTGCGCGCCGAGAACAAGCTGGCGATGGCAGTGCCGCGCCGCATAAACCGAGACCGAGAGGAAAACTGATGGAACACGCACTCCCCCGCACCTGGTCGCTTTGCATGACCAGCGAGAACCACGGCACAGTCGGCCCGGCCGGCTGCAAGTTCAGCCACGCACCCGAAAAGCACGAGCGCGTGCTGGTGGTCGAGGCGCCGGCTGGCACGCGTGCGCCAGTGGCCGAGTTTAAGGGCTACGTCGACGGCCAGCCGGCTGTGACCTGGTTCGATCGCGACAACATGCCGCGCGTCGGCACGAAGCTGTTCAGCGCGCCGGTCGAATCCCCTTCTGCACCTGTTGGTGCAAGCATCGATACGCCCGAGTTCGTAGGCCTTCTGGGCGCATGGGTCAGCCTTTGTGCTGAGGATGAGGGCATTACGGAATACGAGCGACTGAGTGCCAAGGCATGGGCAGCGCTCATCGCCCACATCGACCAGCACGTTGCCCGTGAGGTCGCGGCACAAGCCGGTCAGGTAGCGGTGCCAGGCAAGCTTCTGGAAATCTTGCGGGATGTACACGATACGCTGGAGAGCCAAGCCGACAGCGATATCGACCACTTCGAGGACGACGATGAAGAACGTGAATGCGCGCCTGTGCAGTACGCCGCGCGCAGGGTCATGGAGGTCATGGACTTGCTCAACGCCGCCGCAACCAGCGCCCCCCGCACACCGGAAGCGCCGGCCGCTGCCGAGAAGCTGTACGCGAGCTGGCTGCATTCACAGCCTGACCGCTACAACATTCCGCCTTGGCGTCTGCTGGCTGAATCGGTCAAGATCGAATGGGAGCAGCGTGCTGCCGCCCAGCTCGACGGCGGCCAGGAAGGGAGCGCGACATGAGCATGTGGCGCAAATTCCTCGCGCAGTACCGCCGCTTCACTACCTGGCACGATGCGTACCTGAACCAGCCGCGCGGCCCGGTCCATTGCGAGATTTGCCATGATATGGGGTACGACTGCTCGGGCCTGCGCTGCTTGTGCTGTAGCGGCAGCGGCCAAGGAGGCGCGCAATGAGCCAGACACGCCTTAGCTCATTCATCGAAGCCATCATCAACGTCGCGATCGGCTTCGCGATCAACTTCACAGCCAACATGTTCATCTTCCCGATGTTCGGGTTTCACATTACGCCAGGTGCAAACCTGCTGATGGGCCTGATCTACACGGTGATCAGCGTGGTGCGGTCGTATGCGGTGCGCCGCTGGTTCAACGCCCGGTTGCACAAGCTGGCCAGCGCGGTCGCCGCTTCGATGGAGGCAGATCGAGCCAATGTAAGCGGCGCGGCCCCGGGAGCGAAGAAGTGAATATCGACAGCATCACACACACGGCGCGCCGCGATCACCTGTGCGCCTTCTGCGGCATGACCGTGCGGACCGGTGAGCGATATGTGCGCGCGCAGTCGCCGGATGGCGCACAGGCCAAGAAGGCGTTTCACAGCCGGTGCTACCAGGGCCTGGTGGCGAGCAACAAACAGAACATTATTTCAGCACGCAAGGAGGAACACGATGGACAAACCTAAACGCTTTCTGCGCCTGCCGGCCGTCATGGATGTTGTCGGCATCAAGCGCACCGCGATCTACGATCGGATCAAGGCTGGCACCTTCCCGGCGCCGGTTCAGCTCGGGCCGCGGGCCGTGGCATGGGACGAGTCGGCAATCGCGGAATGGCAGCAGAAACTGCAGACCGGCGTCAAAGCAAGCCTCGTTTAG